CCTCGGCAAGAGTCAGGTATGAGTTATGGTCGCCGTCGGCAGCATCACGCAGCAGGCCAGCCAGGCGCACTGGTGTCAGGCCGCTGGCAACGGTCTCATTCCAAAGGGTACGCACGCCGGTTAGCGATGGAGCGGAGTGCTCTTTGGTCAGCTCTTTGATGATGATTCTGCGGCCACTGGCGTCAACCAGTCCGGTATCGCGCTCTGCCATTTACCAGATCCCCTTTCCTGCGCCGAGGCCAGCGGTTACGCGCACTGGTCGGTGTTCGATGTCGTCGTTGTTGCGGGTGCTGACTGATTCGTAGGCGTATAGTGAGACTTCCTGCCTGCTGCGATAATCGGCCAGCAGGCCAGCAATGGCGCTGTCACCATGGCGGTCGCCTTTTTTGTCTGTCTTTCCTTGAGGGACACGCGGCACCCCACGGACCAAGCGCACGGCGCGATGATCTTCCAGGATGTCATCATGCCGGATAATTGTGGTGGTGCGATCCTCGAACCCAGCCTTATATTTCGGGAATTCTTCCCGGTAGAACTGCTCTGTAAAGTGGATCTCATCCACCATGAATTCACCCCAGGTATCTCTGGCCTCTTCAGCGCAGAATCCGCCATTACCTCCGGCATCAATCGCGCAACCTCCAAACCGGGGCAGACCGTTGCCGAGAGCTTTCATTACCTGAGCCTGTTGGCGATAAGGAACATTGTGCAGTTCAACTACGAACGGCCAGCGCTTGTTGGTGTTGGCTTCAATGACCAGAGGCACCATGTCGGTCATGTCGCCACTGCGGGCGAAGTCCATTCCGAAAACATGGCGTCGCGCTTGGTCGAGTGAAACAAGCTGCGGCGTCAAAATATCTTTGATCCAGTCGGCTATTTCAGCAGCACGAACCGGCTCCGGGGCCATATTGAATGATCGGGTGCCATCAAAACGCAGCAGTTCTCCATCAGCCATGTTGACTTCAACCAATTGACGGGGCAGATAGTTACCACCACCGAACGATGGAATGGCGAAAAGCTCTTCGTCTTCGTTGGGGCGATAGCGCTTGATCAGTGATTCACGCCATTCCGCCTCAGCTTGTTCGCTCCATTCCTGCCCGGTAACTTCACAGATCCGCTTGAACAGTCCATCATCCATGGCGTCGTCGAGAGTGACGCGGTGGATGGAGTAATCATTTTTTCCGGCGCGGGCATCCTGAATCACTGCGTTAAACGGGTTTTCATCACCGTTGTGGGTACTGAGAATGTGGACGTGACCGCCCCACATGGTCATGGCCAATGCGGCCTTGAGCAGTTCTTCCAGATCGTCAACGAATGCCGCTTCATCAATGATCAGGCGTTCTCTCGGACGGCCCTTGCTGCGCAGGTTGCGCGGGTTAGAGCTGAACGTTTTGATGCTGTAACCGCTGTCAAATTTGATGTCATAGACGTGAATGTCGCGGCCATCGTCCCTGGTGAGGATCTGTTCGCCGATGCCACTGGCAGCGGTATGAAATGCCTTAGCCCAGGTTGAGCAGTCTTGAATAAAGCCTGCCGTCATCTCTTTGTCGTAGGAGATGTAGTAGACATTCGCGCCCCGATCAGCGTCCGACGCGTGCAGTACAGCGTCAGCGGCTTCGCAGTACGAGAGACCGATACGACGGCTTTTCTCGATGATCTTGACCGGGGAATGGTCGTCAATCCAGCGTTGCTGATATGGCAGCAGAATGGCACTCATGCATTCAGTCCTTGCATAATGGCGGCACGTAACGAGTCGATAGTGGCCGCACTGGCTCCTTGGCGCTTGGCTTCGTCTTTGACGTTTTCAGCGGCTTCTCTCAATGCCTCTTCTCTCAAGCGCTGACGTTCTTTCTCGGCCAGGCTATCCCACCGTTCGACAATGGCGCACAGCTTGGAGAGCGCATCCATGGTCTTGCTGTCCCGATCTTCGGGATTGAGCGATTCCATGTAGTCCATCTGTTCGTCGAACATGGACCGCAGTCGTTCGGCGCGGCCGCGCTTGTTCTCGCGAGAGCGGTCCCATTCGTCGAAATCTTCACCGGGTTTTTGGGTGCGCTTTTTCCAAACACTGAGGGTTTGACGGCTGACGCCGATCCGCTCCTCTATTTCCGTGAGGCTCAGACCGTCGATGTACAGCCTCTTGGCCGTGGGTTCGAGTTTTGCGCGATCACCTTTTTCAGCCATTAGCCGAGTTCCTTCTCCAGCCGCTCAATCTGGCTATTGACAACGGCAAGATCAGCCCAGGCCTCCTGCAGTTCGTCCATTTGCTCAGCGGCCATGGGAATATCGAGGTTATCGACTAACACCACCATGGCGGTGTTAAGCACGGTACGCACGGCCTGGCAGTTGCCCTCAATGCGCAGGCGCAGCTTTTTACGTTTTTCAGCCAACTCGGCCAGCTGGCCCCTCATGGCGCTACGTTCTAAATTCATTCCGACCCCTGTTGTTTACGTGTTATCGGGCAAAAGAGATTGTTCTTGACTGCGTTAACCAAGTTGGTTTGCACCTGGGTGTTAAGGGTGATAATTCCAGTCAGATCACCGGCGAGCTTTTCATAGCCTTTGACAAGCAGCACGTTGTCTTCATACATCCGAACAACACGAGCCATGTCCGCGTCGTAACGCTTCATCATTTTGTCAAGGCGCTTCTGGTCGACGTACCAGATGACAAAAATCATCCCCGGAAGACCAAGAACGTTAATGACCAGCGTTATTGTTGAGATCGGCAAACCTTCGATCACGAATACCTCCGGGCTATGCTGACTTGAGGCCTTGGACGGCCGCTTCAATTGCTGCGTTGATCATGCTGGTTGTGACCGTAGTGCCAAGGGCGACGCCTTGAGACTTCAGATCATCAACAATCAGGTCATAGGCAGCCTGACGCTTATCACTTCCAGACCCATCGGCTAAACTCTGCGCTGTTGCTTTAACGGCCTTGGTTGCCGCATCGGCTAACACCGGCCCGGCGGCCGACATGAAAATGCTGACGAACGGTTTCAGAAAGCTCCAGGCAGAGGAGAAAAACAGCTTGAAACGACTCATGACGATTTCCTTTTCAGTTTTCTGGTGAGTTTCTTGATCCAGCGAACCAGGGCTAGATCCCAATCAAAGTGATAGGTTTTCTTAACCATCCAATCACGCTGCTTGAGCGGGTTACTGCTCATTGCCAGACGCCTGGACAGCTTTGGTCAGCTTGTCGCCCTTATGGCCGATGCCGATGGCAACCAGGCCGCCGCTGATGGTGGTCAAGGCTTGCTCAAGTTCCATCGGCGGCAGGCCGGTATCCGGCCACAAATAACCGATAAGACCGACAACGCCGGAGAGGATCAGGCCAATGCCACCGATAATGGTTTTGTAGCCATCTAGCTTTTTAGCTCCCCATTTGAGAGCACGTAGAGCAATCCAGTTCTTCATGCGTCACCTTCCAATCTTTCCAGCCATCCGGGCAGGAATGTTGGTTTGTTCTGGACGATAAAATGGTCGCAGGCTTCGGCTTTCATGGCGGCAAGGATCGCGTCTGGATAGGGACACAGGGCGATTACCTCCAGCGTGATGGGGCCGATAATTCCGTCAACAAGCAGCGGCTTGTTGTTGAGGACACGGGCAATCTTCTGTCGCCAGCTGTTTTTTCGCTGCGCCGGGATATTCTGGCTGACAATGTTGACTGCCCGCTGTAGGAACTTGGCGGCTCGGCGTGGAGAAACAAGCACTCCAAGGTCGAAAACTTTGGTGGCTAGGGCATGATTTGAAACACGATTAAACCGTGGCCCCTTCCAGAAATCGCGGTAGTAAATCCGGGCAATATCACTTGTTGCCAGATTTTTTATGTCCAGGTTTGGATAGCTGCGTTTACTGATTCCGCAGTTTGTTTCACCACCCGGATCAAGGGGGTGAATGACGTAGCCGCCTTCATGCTGCAAAGTGAACGCTAATGCGGCCTGAAAAACCGGATTATCCATAACCAACCATTCCTTTTTTGTTTGAAGTGGCGGGGAGCAAAAGCTCCCCGCGTTACAGGGGGACAGCACGGGGCAGGTCGCGCTGTGTATGGTCGGATCATAGGGGATATTTAGATAGGTGGCCTGCGGGTCTGGCGGGGTTTGACATAAGAACAGCCCCTTACTCAAAAAAAAGAGTTAAGGGGCTGTTTGATGGGTGTTTTTAAATAGGCCCGCCGGTCACCACCGACCCTGTGCCGGTGCGCTTCAGCAACGCGTGTTATGGCGGGCCATAGCTGTTAAAACAAATCCATCTGTCGTGGGTCGACGGCGTTTTGCCGCTGGTAGGTCTGGTTGCGCTGCAAGTATTCCACCATGGCATCATAAGGCACCCGGCGATTGCCTTTTGTCATGTAACTATCCAGACAGGCAGGGGTGCGTAATTTGCCGGTCAGGGGGTCAATCTCATGGGCTGCGGTCAAACGCCAGAAGGTACTTTCGCTGATGCCGAGCACGTCACGCACCTCTCCGGGGTGATAGCTTGGCTTCCTAGGCAAACCTGCTACGCGCAACATGCCGAGGAGGCGTTCTTCCGCAGCGCTGACCTTATCCATGGCTCCGATCCTTGATGATCTCCGGTCCGAGACTGTATTCTTCCGGTCGGTGGCGTCTGATGTAGCCCATGATCCGCTCATCGGCAAATTCCAGCAGCCACCAATCAGGGCCATACTGTTTTTTCATGCCGTTTTCAAACAACTTTTTCAAGGCTTCAATGGCCATATAGGCATCCTGACTGGTACGCACCTTGCCATTTTTAACTCTGGCGCGTTTTTCCAAGAACAGCTCCAGGCCGTTTTCTACCCGCCAGTCGATCAGTTCGGCGAGGATCTGAATCTTCTCCCGCTCGGCTGGGCTGGCCAAGGAAACCGTCTTGCCGCCTTGCTTGGTCGTGCGACGGGCAGGCTTGACACCTACGCTGCGCCAATCCGGGTTGACGGGTTTTAACAGGAATCCCTTTTTCTGTAAAATATCGATAAATCGATTGGCCTGGTGAAGATCAAGCCGAGTGCAGCTTTGGACTCCAAATTCAGCCATGAGTAGTTCGCGGTAAGCGGTATCATCCATGCTGAGTTCTTTTCTTGCCAGCTGTATAATTCTGATTTGCTTGTTAGTTATTCCCGCTGGTTTTGCCATAATTGCCCTCCGATGCTGATTTGAAAAACGCCGCTGCTGTTTGCCGATCATCGTCACTTAACCCCTCCGGCAGATTCTTACGCTCCGGTCGGCGTGGCATGTTTGCGTAGAGGTCTTTCGGTTCCGGCCAGCCGTCAAAGCTGCTGATCAGTTGCTCAAAGCCCTCGCGAATGCGCGGCTGATCTATTTCACGGACGGTCTGATTGCGTTTAACCAGGAACCGTTCAAATTCGGATGCCGTAACCAGGATGGTGTCTGCGGCGGGTGCGCCACTGCGTTTGAGTACAATCAGCCGAGCCAGTCCGGCCCCGATCTCTTGTTTGAGCCAGTCATCACCGGCCCATTCCAGCAAGCTGGCCGCCGCTTGCTTGCTTTTGCTCATTGCGGGCTGGCGGTCTCTCTTAACCTCAGATGGCCGAGGCTGATCGGTTGACACGGTTTCCAGCACGCTCAGCAGATAGTTGTGGTTTTTAAACGGCTTGGCCGTGCCTTGCTGGCGCTTGGCGTGGATCGCCTCGACGGTGTCATGCAGGGCAATGGCCAGCCGCTCCGGCTCAATGCCCAGCGCAACCACTTCATTGACCAGCTTGAGCGCCTTGGTATAGCTCAAATCGCGCTGCGCGGTGCGAAACAGGCCGACATACTGCACCAGTGGCCGGAATAGCTGGCCCTGCTGTGATAGAGCAATCAGCAAATCGCGCCCGGCATCGCTGGCGACAATGGCCTCCAGACTGAAGGTGCAATGGCAGACGGGGCAGCGTAGTTTCATGAGCTAACCCCACGAAACCGATTTGCAGCAGGCCAATAGCCGCATTTTTCACAAACAGCTTTTCCTTTGAGTGCCGGTTTGCGTTTTCCAGTTTTCTGTATGGGGACATAGACGATAGTCCCGCCGCATTGTGGACAGGTGTTCATTCTTCACCTCGAACAGATTCAACAGACACCACCACGCGTGGGCTGCGTTTCATGGCTTCGTATTGGCTGAGCGGCACTTTCACATCCATGCCGATATGGACAATGGCCTGGGACTGCTCACCAACCACGACCCGTTTCAGATCCATAATGCCCAGGCACGGTTGCGGCCAGGTGATTTGTTTGGCTTTTGACATGTTCAACTCCGCATGTGCAGTGATATCCGTTCCAGACCTGACCGGCGGCGCATTCGCCGCTGTGGCCAGCAGCGATCAGTTGCCGCATTTCGCAGGCTTCAGTAGCGTAGATGCCACCTTCAGGACTTCTTTTCCTCAACCTTGTATTCCTTGCGCTGGCGGTATTCTTCCTGTTTGCCTTTGTTCCACTGCTGGATTGGCCGAAAGAAGCCGACGACACGGCTATATACTTCTGTCGGTGCTTTGCACTTGCTCATTTCATTCTCCGTTGTCGGCTAAACGATGAAGCACATCCGACCACACTTCGAACAGTAACGAGGGCCATGTCCCTTGTACGGCCCGGCTTCTAACACTCGGCTGGTGTCAAAAGGTGCTTCACAGCAACTTGACAGTCCTTTGCGCATCAAGGTCAG